CTCCACCACTGACCATTATAAATTATTATAAGCTTTTACTATTTCTAGGAGCTTATATCTAATTCTTCCTTCGATAATTTTATCAAAAAGGTAGGTCGTCAGCACCTGTATGAGTCTCAGTCACCGGAGTAGCTGCTACGCTAAGCGGATCTGCAGCAGGTTCTCTGTCTGCTACAATAGGACGCTCTAGAAGGTCGTTCTTCCAAAGCTTAATCTGAGATTCTGAAACTCCCATAGACTCAATGAAAATGCCAAGAGTACTTACTTTCGTAAAGCCTTTCTTGTCATATACCACCTTCAGTCTAACTGGATTACTCTCACCACTTAACAGTGTAAGCTTAACCCACGTAATCATATCGAGGAAGGATGAACCTTCAAACTCAGTATGACCACCCTTAACTGCATCAATAATCTGTAGAAGACGACCAAACTGCTGATTATCTCGCTTCTGCAAGTCCTCATCCGTGACAATCCACGTGTTCTTCTCATTCTTCCACTCGGTCATCTCTGCAATCTGACCATCTTCGTTCTCGAATACGATACGAATAAAATCACGACCGTTAGGTGATTTTTCTACACTAACATCTTTCAATGTAATGTTTTCGTTGATGCCTACAGGCATATATGAAGAGCTAAACTCCTCATTGTTTGTTGTTGCTGTTTTTGTACTATACATAATTTTTCCCTTTCGACTTATAGTTCTATAATCTATATTCAGTATTTTTGCAAGACGTTTTGCCTTGCTCTCTGTCATATACATTATTCTGGTTTGTAAACACGGTCCCAATAGGTTGTTATAGATCCATTCTCATTTCCTGTGGCAATGATGATGTCTTTTCCCGCAATATGGCGAGCTCTCGCTTCCATAATTGTTCCATCTCCTCCGGATTTGAAAGAGATATGTGTTTCGTTATCTTTTCGATACACGTATCCAACAGCATCCGCCATTCCGCAAATGATTTTTCCCAATTTTCCGACGAGGTCGATTTCTTTTGCGTTAACCTCTTCTCCGTCTTTATCGGTGATACTATCTTTGACATGCCCTATTAGAATAAATTCGTCACAAAGGTCCTTGAACATATCAATTACCTTCTTTACTGCATCTCTTAAATACTTGTAACCTGCTCCACGTGCAAGCGTTGTAACGTCTGTGCCTTTCCAGTTCTTGCCTAATTCGGTCTGTCTGTAAAGGGTGCACGCATAGCTCATACAAATATCTTCAAGACGCGTAGCATTGTCGATTGTAATGTGTTTATAAAAATTATGTCCTACTTCATCGTTCTTAGCTCGAATGGCTTGTGCAATCTCTCCAAGTTCATTGATGGTACGTGCCTGAACAGCTAGCGCATCAATGAACTTAGATCCGCCTTCAAGGTCTACGATGAGATTATTCTCCAACTGTGCTACAGCACTAGTTTTACCAGCCTTAGGAAGACCATATAAAACCAGATACTGCGGATTCGTTGAAGTTGCAGGAACTTTTTGAGTAGGTAATGTTATCATATTGACTTATAGTTCTAATGATTAAAGAATATTAATATCAATGTTCGTAGCACCGGTGGTGTAGATATTGATGATAATCTTCTTTGTATTGGTATCCAACGCATTCAAGAATGAAAGGTCAGAAAAGTCTGAATACTTATAAGTATCAAAACCAATCTGGATCTCGTCATCGTAGAAAACAATAGGAGTACCGTCAGTCAGAGTATACATCTTGCCGTAGATATACGGAATAGTATAAATCTTCTTGTAGTTCTTATAATTAGCAAGGAACTTAATAGCGTTGCTCAGAATAGTATCCTTACTCTTGCCGATCAGACTATCAAAGATGATAGCATCCTCAGCCTTCTTAGTAAAAGGCTTAAACAGATAATCGTTCTTCTCAATCACATCAGTAATAATGATATCATCAAGAATCTTAGAATAGTTGGGTTTACTACTAGGGCAAAAGGGAAAGCTAAAAGACTTAGTGTTCTTATTGTTCTTCTTACCAAAAGTGTATGTTGTAATCATAATCAGCCTAATTTTTATAGTTAATACTTGCCATCTTAGCATTAACTTTCAACCAGATTGTTAAACATCAAGTCGTTTTCGAATTCGAGTATACAAGGTCTGCCTGCATCTCTGTTTTTCAACATATGCATGTAGACTTTGTTTTGTGTAGGTAAACGGTTTGGACCGTACTCTTGTATATTCAATATCTCTGGTCTATGCATAACAAGGACATAGTCGCTTGCCTGAAACATCGCATCAGATGACGATAAATCACTTCTCATCGGGTAATGACTCGATGGGTTGTTTATCCTTTCTGAAGATTCGATATTTCTATTCATTTGTGCAATCTGTATTACTGATGTCATCGGGTACTTTTTTGCTTGTATAAATACTCGCTCAAGCTCCGAAGTAGTCTCTATAACAGAACCTACCTGCTTAGTCAGCAACGTATGATCGTATACGATAATAAAGTGTTTCTTAGAACCCTTTACATACGTTTCATAGAAATTTCTAATAGTTTTTTCTACCTCTAATGGAGTTCCTGGACTATCTACAAAGTAGATGGGGTACTCCTTTAGTTGATTAGATACTGCAATGACTTTATGAAAAGTTTCGTCATCCAGGTCCGTTTCCGAACTATACAAGGTAGAAGTAGTCTTTCGAAGTTTATTCGATAACGTTCTTCCGACTTGCCTAAATCCAACCATCTCTAACGAGAAGTTTAGAATGACTATATCTTCAGTTGGATTCAAATCAATAATGTCGACTGTGAGCTCGTTGACCCAACTGCTCTTGCCACTTCCAGATATACCAGCTATGGTGTAAACGGTATTTGGTTCTATACCTCCCATGCACTGCTTATTGAACTTCTTCCATCTAGTCTGTAGAGAAACAATGTTATGCTCTCTTCGCCCTCTGATATAGTTGATAGCCTCTTGGGCTACAACACTCATCGGCCGAATGTTAGATAAGCTCTGTTCCATAAGCATTTACTGATACTTTTTTGTTATCCGCCATTTCATCTTCTACAGCTTCCCACTGACTACGTGTTAACCAATTCCACATAGTCATCATGTAGCTCAAACTTCCCTCACGCATTCTCTTAGAGATTTCGTAGTCGAGACATTTGATTAGATGCTCTGCCATAGCAGAACTCCTGCCACACTTTGTATTGAAGAAATGTCGGCACTTATTCACATTTGCACGCAAATAAGATTTACTTCCATCTGCTCGAACAACATACACTGGATACATATCATAGAATAAGTCAAAATACGCTTTCTTAGGTTCTACCTTCTGCTTTAACTCATCTGTGGGCATGTATGTAACTGAATCATCTCTCCCTATCGAGGTGATCAAATGTTGGTCGATTAAGTATTGTATCTCTTCATCGCTGATAAGTTCGATGACTTTTTGGACATCTTGATATTTAGGCTGATTTTTGTCCAATACAATACTCAGAAACAATAATTGATTTGAGTTTAGCTCTGGATTTTCATCCAAAAGCTTGGTGTTTACTTCAATAATCATACTATTGACTCTTGGGTTCTAAGTAATTACTAAAATAACGATAGCTGTTGTTCAGTAAAGTCCGCTATCACTTTTTTGGCTTCACTGATATAGTAACGATAGTTAATCTTTCGATCTTCTATCGGGAGATCATCAAACTTATTCAGGATTGTTACTCCTGATTTCGTTAACATATTTTTTAAGCCTTCTTCGCTCAAATTTATAGTTCTCGTACCTATATCTTCAATAGAAACAATATCGGAATTATACCAATATCTTC